AATCCCGCAAATGTGCGCACTTTGTCCTTGGACGTTGCCTCGTCCTTTAAGTACGCTTGGAGAACACTATGTACTCTCTCATTGCGGTTATATATTCGTAATGCCAAATCTACTTCCTCCCATACGTAGTCTGGGAAATCATAAATATCAACACTATCTGGGTCCTCGGGATCACTTATATCGACAAAATATCGACTTTTAGGTCCTTTCAGTGGGTGGCCAATAGAAGTGTTGCTTGGCATTCTGTCTATGAATCTCTTGCCTTTGATTCCGTTCACCGTCTGTAATCGTGTCAGGGGCACGGTTTCCTTCACAAGCCTCTCCATCTTTTGTAATGGACCCCATACGGCATCCAAATAATCTTTGGCTGCCCAGTGCAATAAATTGCCTGGAACACCTGGTGACGGATGAGCTATCGTCTGTAAAGCTCTGTGCCATGGGTGCCCACTTCCAAATTTGGGTGGACCCCATTTGTTTGTTGATCCTGTGTGTTTGGCCACAGAAGATGATATGGGAGTCTGCACGACATCTGAATAATATTTGGCACGTCCCGTAGATGAGCCGTACACAGATATTTCACTACCCTCGTCCATAAAATTAACTGGACTCTTAGGGTGTATTTGGGGTCCTTCGTAAAATTGGACTCCTAAAATTTCAGTTCGTGCTGTTCCGGTGTCATGAGACAGCAGTACTCCTGGCTTGCGTGATAAAACTCTCATAGTATCAGCAAGATTTGTGGCGGTGATGGAACCACAACAACCTGTCGTTGATCCGTCTCGACCGCCTAAATGAAATCCTATTATAGCGGGACTTCTTTCTTCGCTAATCAAAGGAGCCATACACAATCCGCGAAATGTGTTTATAGTTAGCTCATACTTTGCACCCCAGTACGCTTGCAAATTGCCACATTTTTGATAGCCAAATTTTGCAAAAGTAGGGGATTTTGTAACGTCTCCTGCTACATTCTTATATATGAGGGTAGCGGGTACATCCTCACATTTGTCAGTTGGTAGATATGTTGTGAGGTCTTTCCAATCACCGCCATTAGGGACCCAAACTAGACGTAAGTCGTGGTCTGGGACCTTCACTGACAATGTCTTGGATATCTTGGTGGCAAATGATCCACCATGAGTATTATTCCTCATTATCCTACAGTCCAGTTCATCGTGAATAAACACATGATCTGGTACTAACATGACATTAGAACATGGAAAGAAAACGTTTGTGCGAAATTCTCTCTCAGCTACTAGGACTTGCATGTCGCATAAATTCTTTGCAACTAGTCCCAATAATTGTTCATGAGAAGTAGTCTTCCTCCTCACGCTAGTTGGTAATTCTCGCACTGTGGGTTTCTTCCACTCAGAAACTTCACTGTCACGGGCAGCTATGTCCTCCATAGTCTTCGGATTAATATTTCCTTGCGGCGAAAACATTTCTCCAATGGAAGAGATTATCTCTTTGCTTTGAGACATACTCCTCCTTGACTGTCTGTAAAACTTTGCCGCCATATATGCCGTGGCAAGCATTAAGCAAGCTCCGGCTACCCATGCGACGTGACCGTCTCTGAATCTTTGGACAACAACTGGAACAGCCTCCCTGTCCCTAACCAATCGCGTGTACAACCTGTCCTTTTCTACCTTAATCACAGCAGATAGGACGAGCAATACGCACGAAGCATACAGCGTAGCAAGCACCACATCATGGGTGTGTGCTACATATGCGGTTCCACACAATAATAGATATAATATCAAGTACACCATCTCAAGTATTCGAGATCTGGTGAGCATTCTTAGCACAGTAATATTTCGTGCCAAATCAAAATGTGTGAAAATGTATTCGGGTATCCAATTTGTCCATTTGAACAACCAATTATTTTCCAAAGTTTGTAGTCTATCGACAAGATCAGTCCCTCGTCGAGTGTCTACTTTTTCGGCCAACCAGTTGGCCCAGCCGATGTATCTGTCGGCTGCTCGGTCTATTTTGCGAAATGTATTGGTGACCATTCTGGCCACCGCCATGTCTCTCCCATTGGGAAGAAAACCGGCCTGCACAGACAGTGGTACTGGAAGTCGATTCTCAGCAACCACAGTTTCCTCATCATGTACAGAGGGAACACATTCACAAAATCTTTCTGGCATTAAACATACCATGCAGGGTTTAGTCTTGCTTGCGAAATTACTGCAATTTAAGACTAGTCTCTTTTGTTGCCCAAAATATACTGCAGAGTCATGCGCAATCCAGCGCAACATCTCTCGCAGATTCATGGTTCCAACAGTATTGACATTCATCCACCCTGGTTGCGGTGGAACTCCTGCTACATTAGACCTAAGATTGTGTGGTCTTTCAACAGTGAAATCCCACAGGTCCGGGAACGGATCGGTGTCCAATCCCGCGGCTGTAACTTTGTCAGGATCCAATCTATCGTTAGTACAATATTGTTCCTTGACATGAACTGTTACCATTATTCGACACCTGCGTGTAATAGATGCCGGTTCATTCGAAAAAGTCGGTGCACACAAATTTTTTACGTTCGTGGTTATTGTGACGACTTTTGGTTCTATGGCAACCTTGCCTTTCAGTTCTGCCTCAGCCATGTTTGCGTAGGTGCGGACATTGTTACATATCCTCACCAATTTCGCAGTCGGAGCCTCTCGCACAAATTGTGCCTTCGTGTTACCTAGATCATCGATGAATATCCCATTCACCGATGTGCGCATGTTTGAATCGTATTGATCGGACTCATTTAAGGTTATTACCCTATCATCCGCTGCCGAATATCCATTCACTTGCAGTGTGGTAGCCATAACCACATTGGCAACAGTCGACTTACCGACACCTGTTCCTCCATTAAATCCTATCATGTAAGGGGCTATTCTCAATCCTCCCCTGACACGAGTTTGCATGAATTCCGCAATCCATGTGACTGTTCTCTCCCTATATTTCGTAAAGGCTACTTTTTCAAATGAGCCTGCGCTTAATTGCGAGAGTTTGCCAGCCATATCGCGGCAATTTTCAAGCATTACACAAAAATCTTCGTCAGTAATTCCAGTTTCTGACAATAGGTTTCCTCCTCTGTGTAGCTCGATGTTTAACATGCATTGTTGGTATAGTTCATGGAAACGTTGTTCCTCTAAGTTTCCGAATAGAAGAGGTTTCACGCTGCCTTGCGTAAAACATAAATATCCACATTCCATGAAATATATGAAGGTGCCCAACGCTGCATCCGTCAAATCCAATGATGTTGCATGCTTATGGGAACTTTGATCCACGAACTGTTTCAGCGATACTGATCCAAATTCGAGTTGAGTAACTTCGCATAACCCCAGTGCGACGCAAATACTCAGAAGTTCCGATACCTTCTTGAATGCTGGACTTTTCCTCAACAATCTCCAATTCGTATGAAGACTGCGAAATCCTTCCAGCCAGGATGGGGGTTGAATTCCCGCTTGGGTGTCCATTTTCGTTTCTGTTAGTGTGTCCGGATGATCGAACATAACTTCAGAAAGAATACGGACGGCGTTGACAACAATACTTTTCTGAGTAAAGGTCTTCAAGTACATAAATGTAATGACTGATAGACTCTTCACATCAGATATTTCGCTCAAGGCCAAAAAATACACAATAGTGTTCTCTATAACTCCAAACGCTTTGTCATCCGTCCCGGTATACCCAAATTGATGAATGGTGTCTTTGACCACTGTGAATGGATCAACTACACCCTCCTCAGTTACACCTTTATATTTTGGGGTGTACACGGGTTGTCCGAAGACGTTGCGGGGGGCACTTCTTAAGTGATCGTTTACACTATAAGAAGGGTTAGCTTTTCTCTGACGCTCATTATAAGCGCGATAATAGCTTTCTTGACGAGCTGCTAGATCTGGAGAACCAAACCACTTTTTGTGGCGCTCGTTAATCTCTTCCATTTCGTCAAGTTGTCCTTGGTTCAGTTCTCCTACTACTGAACCGTATTTTCCGTGGGCATACTTAGCCCACCAGGGTTCCGGTGGCTTGGGCGGAGACGACTGAGAGGGTATATATCTCTCATCATCTGCCCCATATCCCGCCTCATCAGACGGGAAAGTATTGTCTGACCATCCTCCACTGGATGCCAGTTCTTCCTCCAGATCTGTCTGCTTTAACCCTCCCAGGGGGGTATATACAGACTCATTGCCCAGTGAGCCATGGTCTTTTACAACCATGTCTTGGTCCGACACTGAACTTGTAGTACTCATTACATCCTCCACGATAACCACCTGAGACATCTTCTCAGGTACTGTAGCAACGCTCTCATTAGCGTCGCTCTTCGCCTCATGGGCGGCAATGCGTGTATCTCCTGAAAACGACTCCATATCATATAATATTGATTGAAATCGCACCAAGAGTCACACACAAATCCGGCTGAATTTGTGTTTGAGACTCAAGTAAGCGGGCGTCACCAACATAAATGCTGGCTAACCTAACAAATATAACCTAATACCTGATACACTGGTAATCAAATTCCAAATTGAAAAGCAATGCACAATAATAAAGATCATTGAAATTTAGACTAAAATACACGACTCGGAGTCCTCTTCCTCCTTTAATGTAAATTACTACACACTTGGGTGCGGCCCACGATCGTGTGCCTCGGTTGTGCTGTTCTGCGGTGTTCGTAGCATCGATTTTAATAGTACACCGTTACAAAGCTATAACTAAAAAACTATTAAATCTATTAGCTCACACGTCAGCTTAACGTGCTGCAGACCCATTTCCTATGGGTTACAAGGGATGGATTACCATCATTTGGCGGCCACTTCCAAGTGGCCAATATTGCCTCTCACGGCCACGGATTCCTGTTAATACAGTATACCGTTGTTCATAATATTTGATTCCAACTAACTGGGTGTTTTGCAGCAACCGCTGCTGCGTTTCCCTATCCAGGGCACGGATTCTTGCTCTCATTAGCAATGTACCGTCGTTTCTTGATAGTTTTATTACTTCGTATATAATCATTCGCTCTTGTTAGGAAGCGTCATAATATACTCAATAGTACAACAGTGCAATTGGTTCAAATTGCATTCTCGTATCGTGAGAATAACGTGTGTAAAAACAAACCTAAACATGACTAAAATAATAGTGTCATTAGACACTAATATAATGTCTTAGGGGTACCTCCGAAAAGGTACAATTACTCTAGGACTCTCTGCGCGCTGACGCGCA